GAAGGAAGTGAAAAATTATTAATTGACCAAATCGAAACTGTTTCAGAAGAAGATTGGCCAGATAATTCAAATAAAAGAACAATGGACTCATTTACTCCTGATGTTGTTAAGGATTATGACTATCAAGGTTCAAGTGAAAAATATAGATTAATCGAATATTATTCAAAAGTAAAAGTTCCATATTATAGATTATTAGATAAAAGAAATAATCAAGAAAAAATTATTCCACAAGAACAATTTCAAGTAATGCAGCAAGACAAACAATTCTTAAATGCAATTGATAAGGGCTTTATTGATTTTGTGGAAGTGCAACAAACAAGAATAAGGCAAACAGGTTCTTTGGGGCAAATAGTTTTATATGATTCAGTTTTAGATACAGACATATATCCTATTGTTCCTGTTCCAAATATATGGACAAATACTCCATATCCAATGAGTGATGTTAGAAAGAATAAAGATTTTCAAAGGTTCCTTAATAAGGTTGTATCAT